GCTCGCAAGGCGCTCGCAAGGCGATTTTGATGGATGTTTGATATAAATATTTGATTTTATTACATAATTGCAAAAAGTTTACATAATGTATTTTATCAGACGCTATTGTAAGCCTCCGATAATACACATAAAAAAAACACGTATTTTTGAATTGTAAAAATCGTCAAAAATCACGTGTTTTTTTCGTAATTATTCGCCAAAAATCAGCCGGGACATGGCCCTGATTAGTCTTTTTTTCTGTAAGGCCGCCCCCCCCTTTTGCAAAAATATCTCCCGCCCTTCTTCCGGCGTAATAATCCCGGAAGAAACAAGGCTCGGGATATTGCTGGAGTCCTCCCCGGGCGGCGTGATGTCCATCGGGCTGAATGTCATAGGCTCGGAGCTTCCAAGCTCCACCAAAATTTCTGAAAATTGCTCCGCCATTCTCCGGCGGCGCGGCTGTAGGGTCGCGGCCTCAAAAACGTGAAGCTCCGCGGAAACCTCCCCGCCTCCGCCGAGCTGCCCGGCGGCCATAATCCCCAGCATCCTGGGGGGCACGCCGTGCGCGGACACAATATTATCCCTGGATATATTCAGCATTTTCTCAAAATCCATATCCTTAATGTTTTCAGATAGTTTCTCAAAATTAATCTCCGTTTTCCCTGCCAGGGGAATAAAAATTGTTTTATGCGTGTTGTCTATCCCCTTGATATCATTCTGAAAAAAGCTCTTTATGGCGCTTTTGACTTTGTCCGAGATTTTGCCGCCGGTAACCTTGATCGCGTAACTCGGCATCGCGTGGTTCTGGAAAAACGCGGCGTTGTATATTGTCGCCGCGATTGCGAGCTCCAGCATATTTTCCGCGCCTATCCACTGCGGCAAGGAGTAGTGGAATCCCGCCGGGCACGGCTGGGAAAGCTGCAAAAAATTTTCTTCCGGAAACCGAATAAATTCAATTGAACCGTCAACTTTGTAATCCCATTGCACTAGGCCCCCTTGCTCCCTGACAAAAACTGTCCTGGCCGGAATTCTCTTCAGCCCGACCAGCGTGGAACCGGCGTAAATTTTTTCAACGAACGCGTTGCCATAGGCTTCAAGATCAAGGCCAAGCTCCACAAAAAAACCTGAAACCCCCGTGCCTTTCGGCATCAATGGCCTCAACAGATTTTCCGAATTTTCATCAATCCCGATCCCAAACGCTGTTTCAGATTTGATCTGACAACAACGGGAATGATATCCTGATTTTTGATAAAGCTGAAACAGGCCGTTGGCGTCAATCGGCCAGGCAATTGCCTCTCCGTCAAGCGTGTACTCTATGGGGGCGGGAACAAAATCAACTTGTTTCGCGATTGGCGTAAATTTTCCTTCAAGAATATTCTCATCAAACATTTTTTTCTCCTTTTTTTTCGGCTATTTAGATATAATTATTTGAAATCATTGACAAAAACAATAAACCGGAACCAATAATAACAGTAACGTAATATTGGGAGCCGGTATATTGTTTATCATCATAAATATCTGTTTTTATTTGAAATAAAAGGAGAAATTTCATGGCATCGAAACTGAAAAAATTCCGTGTTGATTTCATATCCCTGGTTGGAAAGCCTGCCAACCGTAAGTCATTGATTTTAAAAGATAAAAATTCACAAATTTTTGAAATTCTCAAAACTGATGATGAAAAACGGCGGGCTTATGGCATTGTCTATGCCCCAAATGAAGTTGATTCCCAGGGAGATTACGCCGACGCGTCCGCGATTTGGGACGCGCAAGCCGAATTTATGAAAAACCTGAAAAATCAACAGGTTGACGAGAATCATGATTTTGTTCCAACGGATGCTTATGTGGCGGAATCATGGATAGTCAGAAAAAACGATGAGTTTTTCCCTGAAAATCCAGGGGCTTGGGCCGTTGGGATACAGATAGAGTCTTCCTCTGTCTGGGAAAAATTGAAAAAAGGGGAGCTGACCGGGCTTTCCATGGCGGGATTTGCCGAGAAAACAGCGCCTGCCAAGAAAACGTTTTTTGGCAGAATTTTTAATAAAAACCTAACAGGAGAAAACGAGATGGACGAAAAAATCATAAAATCCATAGAGGACAGGCTGAAGGGGCTGACAGATACTGTCAAGGCTCTCTCTGATCAGGTCGAAAAAATGGCCAAACCCCTGGAAAAACAGGAAATTCCCGAGGATGTTATGAAGCAGATTGAGGCCAAAACCTCAGAAGGCTGGGAAAAAATCACAAAAATCCTTGCTGAGGCTCTTGCCAAATCGAAGGACAAAACCAACGATTCCGGCCAAAAATCTGTTTTTTCCGATATGATATAAGGAGAAAAAAAATGAGTGAAAACAAACAATTAACGTTTTCCGGTGAAATCCTTGCCGCAATTGCCAGAGGCGAGGGAGAGATCAGGAAAGACGCGGTCTCCGCAATCGGGATCAGTATCGGCGGGGTTCTTACTCCGGCGGCGGCGGCCCGCTATTTTACCGCTGTCACGGATACGTCCACATTTCTGGGCCGTGTCAGTTCCGTGATGGTTTCCAAAATTCAGCAGGATATTGACGTTTTTAATTTGGATCCCAGACAGATAGTCCGCGTCCCGGAGGGGACAGAGCCAACAGACTCGGAGCAGGCCGGAGCGGAGAATATCGGCAAGCGCTGGCACCTCAAGGATGTGCAGCTTTTTCCGACAATCAATTTTTCCACGATCATCGACCGGGCCCGCCAAGGCAATATTGAGGCATATCTCGCGTCAATGTTCGCGCGGGTTTTTAGAAATGACCTGCTGATCCTGGGGTGCGAGGGCGATGAAAGCTCCGGTGATGCGTTCAAGGCTCTTAATGACGGATGGCCCACCCTGATTCAGGCGGCTGTTTCCGGAACCCCCCGGGATGTTGATCTGACAAACGATGGCTCCGGGGGCGTGGATTGGCTGGCTTCCCTTGATGACATTATAGCCGCCATGCCTGCTGAATACCTGGTGCCCGGGAGGACAGCGCTGATAATGTCCGTGCACGACCGGTACGACTGGGCGCGCGCGGTTGCGGACAAACAGGGCAATAATCCTCTGATGGTTTCGGGAGTTGTCCCACAATGGATGGGCTACGAAGTGATTGGCGTTCCCACCTGGCCCGCGAAAACCGTGGCGTTTACGTTCCCGGAAAATCTGGCGTTTGGAATGGGGACGGAAATTCAGCGCAATAGGGAAATCAGATATAGAAAACGCTGTATTGACTATACGTGGAATCTCTACAGTGATTACGCGGTAATCAATGACAAGGCCGTTGTCTGGGGTGATTTGGTGGTATGATTTTTTCAATAGATTCAGATATTTACAGGCTTAGAGCAAATCTTGACAAATATTTGCCTGCTGGGACGTTTAACTGGGATAGCTATCACGAACGCGCTGGCAGGCGGATCATCCAAGAGCTTGGGCTCGTAATTACTGGATTTAATTGGAAAAATTTATACGCTGGCTGGCACTTCTGGAGCTACCAAACCGCCCGGGTTTCCGCAGAGCAACGGGTTTTCGTCGTAGACACGCACAATGCCGGGGGTGTTCCCGGCCATATCTACCAGGCCCAGGCGGATCAGCCCGAGCAGGATTTGCCGGAGGTTGATTTTACGTCTGGGGCCTGGGCCGATGTTACTGGAAATTTGTCTGATTCCCTGAATGATCTGTCCTGTTATCACGTGTTATGGGAAATTTATCAGTTTTTGGCCAATGACCTGGCCGAAAATGACGCGTTTATCTCCCAACGTGATTATTTCAAGGTCGGATTCGATGATGAGCTTGTCAGAATTTGTAATAATTCCGATATCTTGCCGTACAATTGGGATGATGATGAGCTAACCGGTGACATTGAATTGCAGGTTTTTGCGATATGAACGGCCAAGAAATTGAGGTTGATGCCTCCGGAATTATCAATAATATCAGCAAGTTGGAGAAAAAACTTGCTGATTCCAAAAATATCCTTGATCAGCTTGGTGAATTTGCGAAAAACCAAATAAAATCAAGGACTAAGGCGGGAAAAGACTATAAAGGGCAAAAATTTTTGCCGTATTCCGAGGCGTACAAAAAAACCAGAATCAAACACGGCAGGCCCGTCAGCACCGTGGATTTGTGGCTGACCGGCAAAATGATCCCGGCTATGACCAAAAAAACCCAGCAAAATCAGGTAGATATATTTTTTGTTGGGGCTGAAAATAATATGAAGGCTGGCGTGATCCAGAGCGGGAAATATCCAAGAGCACGGACGCCGAAACCAAGGACATTTTTCAGGCTTTCAGACCCTGATAAATAAGAAATCACTGACATGGTGTCTAAATGGCTGAAATCATAAGAGAAAAAATTCTTGACGCGATCCATCAAAAACTTTCCTCTGTTCCGGAATTTAAAACAGTGGAGAGGCGGCACCCGAATTTTGAAGACGCCCGGAATTTCGCGCCGACACAATTGCCGTATGTCGGGATTATAGGCGGGCTCCCGGTTCCCGTTGATACCGGTTCATATCAATCCGGCAGGGAGGATATTTATAATATTGTCAGCAAGTTAGACATCAATATTTTATTTTTCCATAGCGTTTCCGGAGAGTGCGACAAGGAGATTTCAAAATATATCGACGTAACATGGCGAAATCTCAACGAAATCCGTAAACCCCATGAAAGAGTAAAATCAATGTGGGTGGAATTTGACCGCTCGGCGGGAATTATCCCTCCAATGATCGCGTTTTTTGCGATTATTCATGTTGAATATCTGCACACGATAGAATATGTATAAAAAACAAGGAGTTATGCCATGAGTGTAAAAGATATCCTGATGGTTGGACGCGGGCAGTTGCACGCGGCAAAATATACTGATACCAGCCTCCCCGATCCGGCAACGTTTTTGCCTCTCGGAAACGCCCCCGTGATTGATTACAATCTCGAAGGCGACAAAATTGAGCATTTTTCTTCTCTGGAGGGCTGGAAATATCTGGACAAGGTGCAAAAGCTGCTCCAGGGGTATACCGTTTCTTTTTCCCTGGAAGAAATTACCGGGGAAAATCTGGCTCTTTTCCTGCAAGGCAGCTATACGCCGCCCGCCGCCGGGGCCGATGGGCGCGTTGATGCGTTCACGGACGCGGACGCAGAATATTATCTCAAATTTGTCCCCAAAAATCCTGATCCGGATGTCCCACAATGGGAATTTCATTTTTATCGCTGCTCCCTGGAAATATCTGGAGACGCGCACAGCCTGATTTCAGAAGAGCCGCAAACGCTGGTGCTTACAGCCACGGGCCTTAAGGCGTATTCTCTTGGGGCTGGTGATCATCCATATTCAAATTTCATGAGCGCGATCCTTACCGGGAGCGCAACCTAACAGGAGGAAAAAATTGAGAAATATTGAAACCATACAGATTGGCGAAAAAGAATATACGGTCAAGGAGATGCGTGTCCATGAGGTCATCGCGCTGTTTAATCAACTTGAAAAAGGCGTTTCCTACGACAAACTGCCTGAATTTATTGATGATTTTTGCAGAAATTTTGTCAACGGGCTTTCGTGGGAGGGTGTTAAGTTCATGGCCCCGTCTGAGATTGAAAAAATTTGGCTTAAATTCCAGGAGGTCAACCGCCCTTTTTTTCAGTTCGCGGCGGTGGTGGGTCTTACGGACGTGCTGGCCGCGATAAAAAACCAGTTTATTCTAACCTTTATGAGACATGTTTCAGGTTAGAGCATTTCGGAATCTCCAACCCCGCCAATCTGACCGCAACGCAGTTTCGTGCCGCGTTGCGGGTATATATCCAAGAAAAACAGGAACTTATAAAAACAATTGCCATAGCAAACCGCCTTGCACATGGGGCGGATCAGAAGACATGGCGGAAAATCATAACAGGCTGAAATCATGGCGGATAATGACATAAGAATCACAATCAGGCTAAAAGACCTGGCGTCCCAGGGTCTTGATGGCGTTTCCACGGGTATCCGCGAAATTGGCAATTCCGCAAAAATAGCCGCTGGATTGCTGGCCGGGATCACGGCGGCTACTGCCGCAATGACAGCAGGCGTCATGAAATCGGTCGCGAATGCGAGTGCCGAGTTTGAAAAATTTGAAACAATTCTCAAAACTCTGACCGGTAGCTCGGAAAATGCAAAAAAATCAATGACTTGGATTCGGGAGTTTGCGCAAAAAACTCCCTATGAGGTTGCGCAGGTTACGGACGCATTTGTAAAACTGTCCAGCTATGGCCTTGACGCGCAGGCAATGCTCGGGACGCTCGGCGATACTGCCGCAGCGATGGGCAAACCCCTGACGCAAACCGTTGAAATGATGGCGGATGCTGTCACCGGAGAGTTTGAGCGGCTTAAAGAGTTTGGGATCAGAGCCAAACAATCAGGCGATTCCGTTACGTTTTCGTGGGTCGAAAACGGCAAGCAAATGAGCCAATCAGTTCAAAAAACTGGTGCGGATATCCAAAAATTTTTGATAGACACGCTCCAAAACAGATTTGGCGGGGCAATGGGAAATTTATCAGCCACCTGGAGCGGAATGATATCAAATTTGTCCGACAGTTGGACAAATTTCAAGGCGTTCATCGGTGACGCCGGGCTGTTTGATGTCCTGAAAGAAGAGCTTTCAGGGATTATCAATAAAATCAATGAGTTGCAGGAAGACGGGACGCTTGCAATTTGGGCACAACAGGCATCTGAAAACCTGACTCAGGTGCTGGAAATATTCAAATCGCTGGGGACAATATTCACGGACGCGGTTCCGGTAATCTCAGACGATTCAACAATTCTGCTCGATATCCTCAGTTATATTTCAAATGAAATCAAGACGTTACCGAGCGAGGTTCAAAAAGCTTTCGGGCAAATTGAGCTTGCAATGAATTCGCTTGTTGGAACGTGGCTTGAGATCAAAGAATCATTTGCCACCGTCACCCTGGATTTTGATAAAATTCCGGGAATTGACAAGCTGATTGAGCAGCAGCTTAAACAGCGGCAAATAATTGAAAATACTATAAAAACAATAGAAAAAGAAAAGGCCGCCATAACTGATAGCTCGGCGGCGGCGCTTGACGCTTCCCGAAAAAAGATTGAAGCCCTTGTACAGGAAAGAGCCGCGAAAACAGAAAACGCCAACCTCTCTAAAATTCAGGCCAAAGAGGAAATTAGCCAACAAAAACAGGCAGTTGCAGAGAAAAAGATTTCTCTCAAAACCATGCTTGCCGACACAAAATCAATTTTGGCCTTGGAAAAAGCTGAATACCGTCAGAAAATCCAACAAATTCAGCAACTTGAGGACAAGGGCGTAATCTCCCACAAACAGGCGCAGGAGAGAAAAAAACGGGCAGAGCTTGATTTTTTGCGTCTGAAAGTCGAAAAAACCAGGGAAGCAGTCCAACAGGCAATTGCGGAATTTGGCCGGGAATCCAACGAATACCGGACGGCCAAGGCCCAGATGATCCAAGCTGAAAATGATTTGGCCGCCGCGGTTGCGAGAACCACGGCAACCATAAAAACCCAGGCCGCGCAAACCTCCGTGGCGGTCGCGGAGGTAAAAAAACTGTCAGCCGCCAGCGCCAGCGCCAGC